CCTGAATCTTTTTTGCTCGTTTAACTTTAGCGCCCTCCGGGGCGTTTTTTGTTTTAAGCCTTTAAGTTAAGTAATTAAGTAAGTTTTAAATTTAGGCGACGCAAAACAGCCGCTCAAAAGCGGCTGTTTTTAGAATAACTAACGGTTCGGGTGGTTTAAAATGTGGTCTTACTAAACACCACCCTACAACCAACTTAAAATCAATGACTTAACAGACCACCAATTGCTAATTGTCCCAAAAATGTCCACACCGTGAATTTATCGGTATCTGGAAAAATCGCGTTTTCTGTCATTGCTTTGTTCTCTTTTCCGTTCACTTTTCCAGCTTCATCCAATGAACAAATTTGAAAAAACAGTTTTGCTGTCAGATTAGCGCTAAAGCCTTGCTATACCTGGCTTAGCCACCAACTAAAGAGATCTTTAACTTTCCACACTAGATCTTTAAAAACTGACGGAAAACACAGAGCAACATTACAAATCAACAACTTACAACAAATAACTAGATCTTTACAGATCGTCATTATTGCAATTTATCGAAAAAAAGCGCAATTGTTGAAATTCTATTAGGCGCAATATAAGCCCTTTTCAGCGGCTTTTCATATTACTCGAAGCCCTTATAGCAAAAGGCTTTATCGCGTGTTCTACGCCTTTCCTAGCCCCGTATATTTTCACTAAATCAAAATTGCGAAAAAACCAGATCGAAAACGTCGCAGGTGGGGAGGAGGAGTGCGGATTCCGTCACCTGATTGCTCCTTTCCGTGGCGTTAGGCTGTAGCTATGCCATTGGGCTTTAGATATAAGAAAAGCGCCCGTGGTGGGCGCTTGGTGATGATATGGTATGTGTTTAGCTTAGGTTACTTTGTAGTTCCCGGCTGAGCTACCGCCTGTTACTGGCACTTGGGCATTCTGAGTAATTTCGTCCACTACTGCGTTAGCAATGGCTTCTGCCATCTTCCCTGCCATAGCGAATTCACCTTCAAGAACAAATCCCTGCGCTTTCAACTCGTTTTCTAACTTCTCTTTCAGTGATGCTTTGCTTAGTGCCATCTTACTTACCTGCAAATACGGTGGTTGATACATCTACATGCGGCTTACCCATAAACGGGCAAATGCTTGCACCTGTGCACACTCCTTTACCACCATTCATCTTTATAGAGTCCGCATTCTCGGTGATATTCTTAGCAGTGGTTGCCTTATTACCTTTGACGGTTTCCGTGTGGTCACCTTCAATCTCGGCTAAACGGTTTTCCAGTACTTTGATGCGTTGGTTTAGACATTCTAACTTGTCGTCTTTGTCTGTCTTTCGCTCAAAGTTTCCATCTTGATCTACCAGTTGGTAAACACCTTGCCGTTGTTGGTATCGACTTTCACCTTCTTTGATACCTGGTAACTTGAACCCAAGCGGAAGAACACAACGAATAAAAGGTTTGTCCGGTTGGCCGAACATAAAACCTAACTCTACGATGCTACCAATTGCGGGAGGCTCCAAACGCCCAGCATGGTCACCAAGACCAGGCACCGGAAGTGGTACCGCCTGCAAAGGTGGTTTATCTTCGAATTCCATGCCCTTTTCATCGAGTAGCTGAACATCCACGGCATAGTGAGGATAAAAGCGATCAGACAAATCACCTTCTTCTGGAAGTTCTGGCAATGCGACAACCTTGCCCCATCTTGGCAAATGCCACTGACCTGTGAATTCTGGAAACAACCGGAAGATAATGCGCTTAATCGTATTCACATCCATGTTAGCTTTGCCTCCGTTCCTTCAAACTCTACACCGACTAATCGAAGACCATTCACGACAACACCTGGCTTCAACTTTGGAATAGCCGGTATCTTTACCGACTTGTTAGCCGTGTGACTCGTCATAAGTTCATTGGGGATGGTCACGGGCTTATCTGCCCAGAACGAATCCTTCCAACTGCCTACGTAAATTTGCCCGTTGCCTTGCTGCTGCCAGAACAAGCCATCAATGCTGAACGCTTGGGCTAATTCGTCTATCACTCGATAGCCGTTGCCATCGCTATAAAAACAAGGAATAGCCGTTTTGCTGTAGGCTTTCTCTGGTACCACAAATTGAAGCCCCGTTTTATTGGTCACTTCGCTTAGCAGCTGCATAAGTGTCGGGTGACGCATGATGATATTAAGTGGCTTGTAAAGAATTGCCGCTAATTCGCGGCAAAAAACTTTCGACCAACCTTTTTCGGCTGGCTGAACTCGTTCGATGTAACCAAGAAAGACTCGCGTAATATCATCGCCCCAACCTAAATCCACAGCGATGATAGTATTTGGCTCCGGACTTCCTTCAACTGAGAGTTCACAACGACCTGGTGTGTTTTCACTAAAGACTATGCGATGGCTTTTCACCTTGGCTTTGTCTTTACCAAGGTAAGCGCGGCAAAGAAACTTGTTGTTTGTTGTCATACGTCACCACTAAGCCAAGGCATTATCGACAGCTTTGAGCACCTTCATCACACCAGTAAGTTCAACTTCTGTATCTGGCGGGACATCGCCACTTTGTCCAGCTTCAACCGGAGTATTCACACCTTGCACTTTTTGCTGTGCGGCAGGTTTATCCGGTTGGCGTTGTTCCACTCGCTCTGGTACAGATAAGTGCTCAACAAGTTCGAATGAAACGCTCCATTGCCTATGAGAATCTTGCTCATCGGCACGAACTGCGCCTTGGAATTTCACCTGGCGAATTTTCAAAGCTTCTGCCGTTTTATTGCTAATGCGGTAGATTTGACGAGCATCGTTTTCTTGTGCTTCCGCCATACTGAATAAGTTGGTTAATAGCTGTTTCTTGGTAAATGGGATCACGCCTTTCACGGTCAGAATCTTACCTTTGCTGCCTGTTTCCGCTTGGTCGGTAGCCGAGGTCTGGCCGGACATATCCTGTCCGGCTAATTGCTGACGAACGCTAATGCGCAGGTTCTTTAATGGAAGTTGAGTACCATTTAGGCTAAGCATTTAAATTTTGCCCGTTCTTAATGAGAATTTAATATTTCATATACGCTATTTCGAATTACTATTATTTATTTCCCGAAACTATGGAATATCACTGACATTTGGAAATTTGTTGTTCCCCCAAACGAAATATCAGAAAATGTCAGACTTTCAGAACCAGACACACTTTTTCTAAACCTAATTTGAGGCTTACCACTAACATATTGAGTTACTGGATAAATCATACCGTCATATCCAACCCCTCCGTAGTTAGCAATGATTTTTGCGTCAACATAGCTCCTAGGCGGAAGGACTCCATCAGGTATTTTAATGATAAATTCACCTCTCCCATCAAGAGAAAAACTATTAGCCTCAATAGTCATCACACATATCCTTCCGGTATTGGTAAAGATCTGCTTGAATTGGTTTGCAATGGGGTTCCTTTCCGAACCAAGGATTGGTTGCTCTACCACATTAACAATCCGTTGGTATGTATCTAAACACTCTGAGCTAATAAGATCGCCAAAATTTTCAGTTTTACTTAAATCATAACCTTTGGTCGATTGAGGTACGCCATTTTGATCAACAGAAAATCGGCGAACACCGTCATATCTGACTTCTATAGGTGGTTCTGGCGCGTCCATCTCTGAGGTAATGTCTACTAGAACTCGATTTTGCATAGACCTTAACTGGACCCACTGAGCCCCATTAAACTCTTGCCTAGAACCGTCCGTATAGAACCAAGATCGTCTCTTACCTGGGATTGGCTCTATTGTTCCATCATCATTCACTGGAACATCAGCTAAACAACTATGAGCCATGTACTCAAAATAATTAGACCCAACAAGCTGAATATCTCCAAGGTTAAACGCACCATGAATATCATCTACGACATTAGATATCCCTATCCACATATATTGAAAAACACAAGTATCAACCTTTGTCTGCCTTATGTGGTATCCATCTATTCCATACTTCGCGCCTTGAAACTCGCACTGCTTAAATGCTCCACAGTTTGAGAAATCCTTCAGGTGCTCCCCACCCTCGACGCCACTATCACCATCAGCACGACCACCATTAATATATACTGAACGTGATGTTTTACCTGGCACTGCTGGGTTTCGGTTGCCAGTATCGTATACCCCCTCGTCAGCACCTGTAAAAACACACTTATTAAAGTCCCACGCGTAGCACCTATGAAGTTCCAAGGGAGTGTGAAACTTTCCAATGTAGCAGCCATCAAGATCTAATGAGCCGCCCCATTGTGATTCACCCAAGTAGCCGTTTCTGGAAATAACTACACCCAAGCATTCGTAATGGGTTTTCTTATATTCTATGTGTACATTAATCCATTTGTTTAGTTTTGAGGATTTTGACGCCACATCGAATGTATAAAGATTATCTACTACCAACATTGAACCAAGCGAGCCGGAAACCATGATTTTTGAACCAAGGCATCCGTATATTCTCGCTCGTTCAGACTGTCTGTAGTCAATAAAAAATGAACCATCCGAGTTATCATATTCAAACACCCCGTAAAGCTCTAAGTCTCTTTCATCAGTGATGTGTTTTAATATTGCTTTTTTCAAAGCTGGCGTATCAATCGATGGGTCACCAGTTGCGTAAAGTTGTATATTCCCCTGTCTTTCAAAATTACTATCTGGAGCATAACCCATGATTATTCCTGGTTTTCTTGTAAACCATCGTGATATATCCCCCTGCTCATCTTCATATACGTAATTTTGATTAACTACAGCTTCTTTGCCCTTCTCCCACAACTTGCCCGCTACTTTCTCCCGAGTTTCTTTTTCTCCTAATGGCCGCAAATCACTCACCGAACCATCCACCAACACCTGAGCAACCTTACAAACAAAGTGTTTTACGCCATTGCCATCGGTGTAGTCATCTTTCTCTTCCGCTGTCACCACAAAATCAAACTGGGTGACTTGCTCACCGGTTGGAGTGCCCTCTCTGTAGGCATAGACGTAGATGAATGACGGCTTGTTGGGGGCCTGGACATTACGATCAAATTCAAGCATGACACGGTTGCCCGATACATAACCGGCACCCGCTTTAATGTTGAATGCGCTAGCTTGCGGAGTAACCAAGAAACCATCTTCGATAAACCAGTCTTTCCCGTTCTGGTCGATATTGCCTTGCGCTACATCGTCGTCCATTTTCTTCATACGTGGCGTGGCGTTGTACTGCCAAGTTGATGCATCTACCGTGATGTTGGTGATTTCAGCAATGTCTTTGTACTCAAGAACCACTGAACGCACCAACGTATTACCTGCAACACCTGGTTCATCAGCTGACTTTGGTGTTAATGCGTGATGATCAATCGTGACCAATACGCCATACTCAGAACAGTAAGCACCTGTCCAGTTAAACTCGAACGGGCCTTCTTGACTGGTGAGTGTTGTGCTGTAAATAACCGAATCAACCGAAAGGCGACCGCGTTGCTCTACTGCGGCTTCATGAACCACATCATCACTTGGTACCACATCATCAGGCTGAGGGAACTCGGGGCGGTTCGGTACGTTAGCAAAAATCATCTTATCGATTACAAGCGGCTTTTCTTCTGCATTAAGCTGAGCCAATAGCGCCTTACCTGCGGCGGTCAAAATCGACTTATCAGTGGTGTTTGTCATTCTTCTAGTTCCTTAGCCTTTCGCAGTGGCTTGGTAATATTCACAATCGACATTGAGCATATTCGGTAACATGCCAACGTTTATCCGTGTCTTAACGTGTGACGTTGAGTATTGCGCCTCGATGTTCTTACTCCGCGCGGCCAACGGCATTTCGACATAACTGGTGTATTGATAACGACGACAGGTGCGCCCGTACTGGCGGATAACCGTGTCTAATAATTTCGGGACATTGGTTAAGTCACCATCTCGAATCTTTAGGCTGATCACATCCCAATCGACGTTCACTAACCTTTCATCTTGAGCAATGTGCGGATAACCAAGCTTTGCAAACATGTCTTCCCAGCCGGATACCGAGCCAGCATCACGGGCAAAACCATAGGCATGAGCCACACGGATTCGAAACAGTTCTTCGGGCTCTTGGCCGAGCTTTTCTACTCCACGTTGCCAAGCAAGAATATTGACCAAAGCCATTGGTGCGGTTAATGGGTCATGTTGTTGCAGCGGCATTTCAAATGCGACTTTCACATGCTCCCAATAATTACGCATGGCTCGGGCGAACTTGGCGAGTTCACCTCTACCCATCCAGTAACGAAGGTTTATCTCAGGTATTTTCAATGGATACCTCCAACGTCTGAATGCGTGGCACCGTTAGGTTGTTAATGATGTCGGCATTGTCGAATTCGAGTGATTCAATCTGTGCAAACTGGCCGTGTAGCTCTTGGCCTAATTTAGAGAAACTAAAGCGCAACACCGGATTGGTTACGGTTGGCGAATAATCTGTGTTCTCGCGGAATGCCGCGCCAATAAATTTTTCAACTGCTGCTTTAAGCTGGGTGCGCTCATCCATCGTGAGTGAGCGAAGCGGCCAAACACGGCAAACAATGTCGGTTTGAGTTTCTGGCATTGCCATCACCTGCAGATCATCACCATGGCCGTGTTGCCCTTGCTCGCGGATATAAGCATTCAAATCAGCAAGCATTTCTGGCGATGGTTCACCCGTATCGAGCAGAATGTAGGAATTAGCGGTACCTGGTCCACGTGGTGCGTTATGCTCGAAATACACGTTGTCATCGTTAATGCCTGCGCGACTCGTTAACAAAGAACGGTAAGCCGCATCAATGTGCCATTTAGCAACCGCGCTCCATTGGTTGCGAATACGTAAGCGAAGTTCATCGTTGCTTTCTTTGTCTGCACCTGCAGCGGTTAGCCATTCGGCTGGATTCGTCGCTGCAGCAATACCAGGTATCGCAGTGGGCAAAATATGGTAGTAACCCTCACCAAGGTTATAAGCCGCACCTTCGCTTTCAGCCTCCACATCGACCATGATCATGGTTTCGTTTTCTGGCAGCGTGGTATCAGCAAGCACACGAACGCGGTAGATATTGCCGTTAATGGGTTCGGTCTGAATCCAAGTATCTTTTGGAATGACTAACGCTGGCCCTTTTGCGGCTGCACGTTGGAAGGCGATCAGACCTTTGGCTTTAGTTGCTTCTTTACGAGTGAGTTTGCACTGCCATGCAAGCAGGTCTAGCCATTGGTCTACAGCGGTTGCAACGAACATGTTCGGTAGAACGTAGCCCACCAATAATGTGTTAATGAGCCACAAGGTCACTTGTACCACTGCCGATCCAATCAAACGCCAGAACGGGGAGAAAAGCGAGTCGTTAGAGATAATGCACTCTTCCTTTTCCATTTCCTCTTTCAGCACTTTTTTCCAACTGGCTGCATCGGTAGGGATACCGGATTGCTTTACCAGTTCCGCGTAATCTGGCTTAGGAATATCAGACATTGGTTGCCTCCGAAGTTTTGATATCAAGAGTTACATCGCCAAAGTCTGCAGTCGTGGCGAAAACATAGATAGTGCCTTCCGTCGGTTCTTCTAACCTCACAGTTCCCGGCACTAGGCGAACATCTTCTTCAACCAACAATTCCAACTTGGTGCGAATATCCGCTTTCTTTGATGGGCTACGCTCTGCAATAAGATCAACCGCTAAATTGCTCTCAATGATGGCGTGTTTAATGTCTTGGGCGATCACTGCTCGGTCTTGAATCAATACAGGGTTTCGGCCTGCATCGAGCACCACATCACCGTTTTCAATTAGGATGTCTTGATAGATATAATCCGCCATTAGCCTGCCGCCATTTCTAATTCACTAGCCATGTCTTGTGGGCTATTCATGTAGGTTGGATAAATCGCCACACCGCCGTAATTGGTTGAACTAGTTTGGTAGCTAGCAATGCTTCGGGCCGCGCCACCTGGTTGGATTTGGGCTTGTGGTGTTGCGCGCTCTACTGACTTCGATTTCACCGGAGCCGTTTCATCATCACTGCCGAAGCCTGGCAGCCAATCAACTAACCCTTTCATGGTTTCCCAAATACCTGCCAACTTGTCGGTGAACCAACTAAATACACCTCCAAAGATGTTGCGCATCGAGTCTGCCATTTGCCCAATGAAGGCAAAGCCACTGGTATCGGTAAAGCCACTCATCACCCATTGCCAACCTGCTTTGATGAACTCAAACATGGCTCTAAATGGCATCGTGATTAACGTAATTGCGCCTTCTAATACCTGGAACCATGTTGTGTCACCAAATGAAGCTTTGAGATCATCCCAGTAGTAAATCAATGCCCCTACTGCGGCGATTGCTGCAACCACTGCACCAACGACCAAAATGATTGGGTTAGCCGCTATTGCAATGTTGGCTGCTAACACGGCCACACGTAGTGCTGCCATGCCCTTGGTTAATAAGAAACTCACACCCGTGAACATCTTCATGGTGAGCATGTAAGTTGCCATTGCTTGCTTGCCCACACCCATCATCAAGGTAAATGCGCCGCCTGCCGCTGCTGCGCCTAAAATCGCTATTGCAGCAAAGCCAATGTATTTAGTCAGGTTCGGGAACATCTGCGTCCATTGAATAATTTCAGTGGCACCGTCTGCCATGCTGCCAACAACAGGCAAGATGGCAGGAAGAAGCACAGAACCAAAAGCAGCACTTATGGCAAACACACCTTGCTCTAACCGTTCCCATTGGTCGGTCATGGCTCCCGCCATTTGCTCAGCTTGATCTAGCCCCTTAACTTTCGAGAAATCATCAATTTGCTTTCTTAACTCACCAGTCTGCCCGTATAGAGTTGTTATGAAAGACAAACCTTCCTTGCCACCAAATGCTGTTTCCAACTCCATCTTTTCCAAAGCATCTAATGAGTCTCCATAGCGACTTTTTATGACATCAATGATTCCCGCCGTGTTCAGTAGCTGGTTGTTGGAATCTAGGAAATTTAATCCCAGTTTTTCCCCTGCTCCTGCAGCTTTACTCAAAAAGGCTTGGTATTTAGTCGCTGCGACACTTCCATCCATCTGGTTACCCAATAGACCAAGAACGGCAAATTGTTCGCTAATGTGTACGCCAGCATCAGTCGCGGTATTACCTAGCGTTTTGAAAGTTTGTGACAGCTTCATGCCATCTGTCTTGAATTGTTCAACGGCTAGTGCGGTATAGCTGCCTAGTTGATTTGCCCAAGCATCTTTACCAATGGCAGTTGCCTCTTTTTTAAAAATGCCATACAT